TGATATCATTAGGCATAGGGAGAGTTACAGAACCTGAAAGTTTTTTGTAATTTTTAATTTCAGTTTCTGTTTGTATTACACCTGTTCTAAGATATTGTAATTGGTAGAAATGAATTCTATCTTGTCCTTGATTATAATTAAGTGGATAGGCATAAGATTTAAATGTGTCTTCTCCAAAATCTAATGGTTGTAGTGCATCTGTTGTTTCTGATAATTCTTCACCTCCTGGTCCAGCAGCAGCAGATCCTGGTGTTGTTACTGGTGCTTGTGCTCCTGCTGGTGTTGCAGGTGCTGATTGAGTTCCTCTGGGTTGGAGTAATTGGTCAGGATTTTGAGATGGAGCAGCATCTGCTATTACTAGTTTAGTACGATCATCCCAGTCTTCATCGTATTTAAATGCTAATTGTTCTGGATATGAAAGGGTGGTTGATGGTACTAATGTACGTTTTCCTGTATTGAAATTGATAGTTCCTACTGGAGCAAATTGGGGCACTCCAAAAATATTATTTCCAGTATTAACATAAATTTGTGATACGTTTGTGTCTTTATTATATACAATTGAAAAAGGTCGTGTGTCTTGTTTGCCAGCAGGGAGAAGGGGATAGTTATATCCAAATTCGTTTTTTCCTTGTCCTCCATAAGTTACTGCCATTCTTATCTACCCCACACCTTGTTGGAAGGAATTGGTATCTCTACCCCACCTAAGTCCCTTACAAATTCTTCTACTGGTAATAGACACATGGTTTGCCATTCTTGTTGTGCTAATATCAAGTAAGGACTTCTGACCTCTGATATCAAGTATTTATGTGCTCCTTTCCTAAAACTTGGAATCTTATCTTCTGATAAACTCATTACCAATCCCATGCGTTCTTCTGGTGAATAGTAATGTAAATTGACTGCAAAGAAAGACCTCTCATCCATTTCCAATACAAATGCCAGAGGATACTTATCATAGTAAGGTAAGTCCTGACGCCACTTTGCTTTGTATTGATAGAACATCAGGTTGAATAGAATAGGATATGATGTGCTTCTGTTTTGGTCTCTTTCTAATATATCACCAACTTCATCAGACCTTTCTTCTGTTATAATATCTTCTGGAGTTTTTTCAAATACTTTTCCTCTATACCATTCTCTTGACTGACTTCTACCACCAGTCTCTTCTTGTATTTCTTCAAAGATAGTTTTATACGCCAAGATTATCCTCCGTTAAGATTTGGAATTCCCATCTTCTATCAGCACAAAACTCTTTAGCAGCCTTCCACTTTGCTTGGTTTTTAGCATACTCTTTTAACTCATACATTTGTTTCTGAGTCATTCTCTTTTGTGGTTTTGGTCCTTCAACTTGTTTTTTAGGTTTGACTTCAATCAAACTTTCTTTAATGTTACCACTATTATCTTTGTATTTAATATAGAAGTCAGGAAAATATTTGTGAACTCTTTTATCCAATGGAGATAAGTATGGAATCCAAATTTCTTCACTAGCCCATTTGATAATATTTTCATTTACATCACACCAATACATAAACTTTCTTTCCCACAAAGACCTGTAAATGATGTTGTTAGGGTCTCCAATATACTTCTGTGGATGTGAAGGTTTATATATTCCTTTATAGCTCATACATATAATATAGGCACTTCAAGTATTTAGATGGCTGTCCCATACAAGAATTTGTATTACAAAACTGATGATCTGATATCAAGGTTCAAACCCTCTCTATCTAATTATTTTGATGTGTATATTAATTCATCATTTGGTGGTGTGAGTAATGATGATATAAATTTTCTTGCTTATGAAGCAGTCATTCCAGGAACTTCTTTAGAAACAACACAAGTTTTTGGTGATAGGCAAGGAATTACACAAACATACGCTAACAAAAGAGTTTATCCACCAGTTGATGTAAGTTTTTATGTTGATTATGATTACAAAGTCTTAGAGTTTTTTGAGCAATGGATATCTTACATAGCTCCAAATAAAGGAGTAAGAGGAGACTCTTATCAAAAATTTAATTATCCAGAAAGTGGTAATGATGAAGGATATAAAAAAGAAGTAATTATTACTAAGTTTGAAAAAAAGTTTAAATCAGAAAGCGATAGATTAATTTCTGGGGGAATAATCAATGAACCAAATCAGACAATTTATACTTTGTTGAATGCATACCCAACAAATTTAATATCACTTCCAATTTCTTATGAGGGAGCAAACATATTAAGAACTACAGTGACTTTTAATTATGATGTATATCATTATGAAAATAAAGTTTTAAAAACTAGAACAAATTATGGTATAAATGCAGCAAGCAATTCAAGTGCATCACCTGGAACAGATTCTGCACAACAACAAGCAGCAGGACAAACAACAACACAAGGATCTTCAAGGTTCACAGTCAATCAAACATTAGCAGAGTTGAGGGAAATTAGATTAAGAACTCAAAATAGAATTGTTGAGCAGGGAGGAACACCAGCAACTCCTCAACTTCAGGGACCACCTTTACCAATCAACTAAATAACAATACTGAACTTTATATTTCAAGATGCCTTTACCAACAGTTGCAACTCCAACTTATGAGTTGACGTTACCATCAAATAAAAAGACAATTAAGTACAGACCTTTTCTTGTCAAGGAAGAGAAGATTCTTATCTTGGCTATGGAAAGTGGAAGCACAAAAGAAATTACTAATGCTGTCAAAAATACATTAAAGGATTGTATTTTGACAAGAGGAATTAAGATTGATACTCTTCCAAGTTTTGATATTGAATACTTGTTCTTACATATCAGAGCAAAGTCAGTTGGTGAATCAGTAGAATTGATTGTTACTTGCCCTGATGATAATGAAACACAAATTGAGGCAACAGTAGATATTGATCAGATTGAAGTTGTGATTCCAGAGAATCATCAATCTGAAATTAAAGTTGATGACAACATTACTATCAAGATGAAGTATCCATCACTTCAAGAGTTTATTGATAATAACTTTGATTTCTCTGCACAGAATAGCAGCAAAGATACTATTGATAAGTCATTTGATATTGTTGCTTCTTGTGTTGATATGGTTTATACCAAAGAAGATTCTTGGTCTTCTGCTGATGTAACAAGAAAAGAGTTGATAGAATGGTTACAGACATTTGATTCTAATCAATTCCAAGGTGTTGAAACCTTCTTTAATACTATGCCTAAACTTTCTCATACTCTTAAAGTCACCAATCCAAAGACTGGTGTTGAGAGTGAGTTAGTATTGGAGGGTCTGTCCAGTTTTTTCGGATAGTTCTTGGTCATGAGGATTTAGAGTCCTATTACAGAGTTAATTTTGCCTTGATGCAGTATCATAAATACTCATTGACAGAGATTGAAAATATGATTCCGTGGGAACGCGAAATCTACTTGGCACTTCTTGAAAATCACATCAGAGAAGAAGAGGAAAAAGCAGCTAAGGCAAATAGATGAATCCAGAAGATTTTAGTTACTTTCAATCAAGAGTAACCAGATTTATTTCAGGTTCAAATTCTGGAATTAAATTTGGATCTTCTGTCACGCCAAGATATACAAGGCTCTCAAGCATCATTCCAGGAAGGGCATTACCTCAACAAATTTTAAATAAATCAACATCTGGTGATAATTTGGATACTTCATCAGGTGGAGTATCTGCATTAGGAAGAGTTACATTAAACCTTGAGCAGACAAAGAATAATTTAGAAAGAATTTTTCAAATTATTGCTGATGATTATAAAAGTTCAAAAGAACAGAATAGAAAAGAAATAGATGAGTATAGAAAGAGAATTGCAAATAGAGGTAGAATATTTGGTAAAAGAGAATTAGGTGATAAGAAATCTGATGTTTTAGGGACCATTAAAAAATATGTAGGGTCATTTTTCAGTGGAGCAGGTGGAGCAATTAGAGCTCTTGCCATGTTTAATTTGTTGCAAGGTCTTCTATCTGGTGACCCATCTAAAATTATTGGACCTCTTCTTGGTATTGGATTGACATACATTCCAAGTATTATAGGTGGAGTTATTGGTAGTGTAATTGGAGGTGTTGGAAAATCATTAGTAGGTAGAATGTTTGGTGGTGGGGCAAGGGCAGCAGGAGGTGTGGCAGAGGCAGGAGCAGGGGCATCAAAGTTAGGTAAGTTAGGAAAGTTTGGTGGTAAGGCAGCTCTGATTGGTAGTGGTCTTGCATTAGCAAGTAGAATGTTTAATAAACCACAGGAAGAAGATCAACAGCAACAACGTCTTCAACAACTTACAGAACAACAAAAAGGATCAGTTGCACCTCAAAGTTTAGGACCCATACCAGGAAGTGAATTGAGAAGATTTGATAATTTAAATAAAAAGTTTGAGGAAGCACTTGATTTCTTATTAAAG